AGCGCGTGATTTGAAGGAAGTCGTTGCCGAGCAGACATTGGAGCTGCGCCTTCTTAAAAAAAGCATGATCGCGGATGGGGGAGACGTCGAATGAGATACCCCGCATCTGAAAAGCTTGAGATCATTCACCTTGTTGAACGTTCTCATCGGCCAATCAAACAGACGTTGGATAAGCTGGGTATTCCTCGCACCACGTTTTAGCGCTGGTACGATCACTATCAAGTTTCTGGCCCGGAAGCTTTGGAAGATCAATCGCCCAGGCCATCACGCGTCTGGAATCGTATTCCTGATGACGTTCGTCAGCGCATTGTTGACCTGGCCTTGGATGTTCCAGAACTGTCGCCACGGGAACTTGCGGTGCGCTTTACTGACACAGAAAAATACTTCGTCTCAGAGGCTTCCGTCTATCGCTTGCTCAAATCCCTTGATCTGATTACCAGCCCTGCATTCATTGTCATCAAGGCGGCTGATGAGTTCAGGGACAAGACCACGGCGATCAATCAACTGTGGCAGACCGACTTTACCTATCTGAAGGTCATTGGCTGGGGCTGGATGTATCTGTCGACGATCCTTGATGATTACTCGCGCTATATCATTGCATGGAAGCTGTGCACGACCATGAAGACGAGCGATGTTACGGACACGCTAAATCTCGCCTTGCAGGCATCAGGCTGTGATCAGGCCCACGTCGTGCACAAGCCGAGACTGTTATCTGACAATGGGTCCAGCTACGTCTCTGGTGAGTTGGCTGAATGGCTGGGTGACAAGAAGATGGGACACGTCAGGGGTGCACCATATCACCCGCAAACACAGGGCAAGATCGAGCGATGGCACCAGACCCTGAAGAACCGCATCTTGTTGGAAAACTACTTCTTCCCGGCAGACCTGGAGGCGCGGATTGAGGCGTTCGTCGATCATTACAATCACCAGCGATACCACGAGAGCATCAACAATCTCACGCCCGCAGACGTCTACTTCGGGCGGGGACAATCAATTCTAAAACAACGAGAAAGGATCAAACTGAAAACGATGGAGAACCGGCGCTTGCAATACCGCAAATACGCCGCCTAATATCTTGAACCAGATGGGCCAAATCCTCCTTTAGATCAGGCCGTAGATTGTTCCAAATTATATGACGACGGACAGTCATCGTCGCTGCCGATAATCTCGGAGCCGACGCGGGCAATGCCATCAGCATCGACGGCACGCAAGAGCGGCTGCTTATGCTCTAGCGTGAACAGTTTTTCACCGGCCTCGTCCTCGGCTTTCAAGATAATCGCATCGACCAGAATCGCGAGATCGTCTTTTTTCGCGCCTTTGTAAATGCGGTTCTTCTCATGAAGCGACATCGGCTTTGCAAAAAGCACGGTCGGCGCGCCCGCATCATCGGGCCACTCGACAATCTCAATGCGCTTACGGCCCTTGCCCTCGAAATGCGCGCGAGCGCGGTCGAGAATGACATGAACGCCATTGATATCAGCCATGCGCTAGGCCGTGCCGTGGGTAATGCCGCCGCTGCCCTGAAGCGAGAACGACCGCGTTACCAAATCCTCAGACGCTACGGCCACACCAATCTCAGTCACGATAGCGGTGCCTTGGATTTGATCTGCGCCGGACCCTGCGCCTTCGGGGTAGAGATTGAGCGTCACGCTCGACCCGATGGACATGGCTTCCTGGCAGTTCGTGTCCGTATCGTCCCACATGCACTCGACAGTCGCGGTCCAAGAACCGTGTCCTGTTTTAAATGAGCGGTAACTATCGCCCATGCCCGTATCATCGACCGTGTCCATAGTTTCAGTGACGCCGAATGAGCGCACCTCCGCCACAGTGTTCGCGCCGATTTTAACGACGCCGCTGTTACCGTGAAAAGTTGCCATTTTTTACCTCGCTATATGGCGGTCTCAACATCGCTCGCTGCTGTCCTGTAGAAGCAGCTATACGTTAGGCGGGCCATCGCGACCGGCTGGTCGCCCTCGCCCGATAATTCAAATTCTGTGCTTTCGAGAAGCGTATCTTTGGCGTTGCCGCCGCGTGTGAGATCGGTGGCGACGGCTTCTTCGACCTCGACGCATATCGTGTCGAGCGTGTTGTCATAGTTGCTCGTGGCGCGCACATACGCCTCGACCACGATATCAACCTCGCGCGCCAAGCCGTGCGCGCTGGCGCCCATCGTGTCGGCCTCGCTGGCTTCTCTAAGCGTGTAAACGCAAAGCCCCGGCAAATCATTGGCCGTCTCAGGCGGATATATCCGCGAGCGGTATACGCGCGCGCCGGTCGTCGATAGGCTGGTGACGGCGGTTACGATATTATCGCGTATGGATTTACGAACGTGAGCCAAGGGAGAACCTCAAATGAAATTTATTGTTGCTACGTTAATGCTTGCATTTACGGTCGGATTTGCGTCCCCAAGTTTTGCCTTTGACTTGCTCGATGACATCGTGGAGAAGGCGGACGAGTTGGGGAAGAAGGCGGGCGAGTTGCTCCCGGACCCTGACGTATTGAAAGAACGGGCTAACGAAGTAATTGAGCAAGGCGCAGCAGACGCAGAGGCCGCGGCCAAGGCCCAAACCGTGGCAGATGAATTACGGGCCGTAGCTGCCGAAACCCAGGCGGAAATAATGGCGGAGTTCGAGAACACGACCCGCAAGAGCAAATCGCGTCTGTTAAAACTTTTAGCCCTGCCTATGGAGCCAGAAAATCACTGTGAAGTCGCCAAGGCGGTTCTTGCAATGCAGGCTTCAGGTTATTTATTTCTCATTAAGAAGATAAATGTCGGTGACCTGTCTTCTTTCGACATAGGTGACGCAAAGGACGACTTAGAAAGCGCGGTGAAAGAAACAGCAGCCTTAGCAACCATCAAAATGGCGGTCTGTAAAAATTACTATTAATTCCGCTCCAGAATAAGCGTCGTCACACCCGTCCGGACGCACCTCGGCGACGGTAAACATGAGCCAAGGGAGAACCTCAAATGAAATTTATTCTTGCTGCGTTAGTGCTCGCATTTACGGTCGGATTTGCGTCGCCAAGTTTTGCTGAACAGTCAGATTGCGAATGGGCGAAACAAAGGTTTCGTGCCGAAATGCACGATCTCGGAGGTCTCTATAATATTTTAAGAGCACTAGAGAAAAATCACCGTGAGAATGGAACCCTAAAGACTGAACAGAAAGTGAAAATATGGGAAGGTATGGTCCGCAAGCAAGTTGAAGAAACCACACATTGGGCGACCATAAAATTAGCTGCATGTGACAGGAGTAATTAAACCCGCTCCAGAATAAGCGTCGTCACACCCGTCCCAACTGGATGCACCTCGGCGACGGTATAGCCCACGCTATTGACCGTTATCGCATCACCCTTGTCGGCGCTCGACACGTCGCTGGTGGAGCACTGGAACTGCGGCGCGACGTTAGCGACCTGAACTTGCCCGCCCACATCAACAGCCACATGGCCTTCATCGAACACGCCGTTGACCGTCGCGGCTGAGTCGCCCGTCACGGTGTAGCTAGCGGCCAGCGCAAACTCATCGGTGTCAAAAAATTCAGATAGATCGGTCGCGCTCTCAACCGACGGGCGCGGCATCTAACGCTCCGCGATTTCGTCGCTCGAAACAGCGCGGTTCTTGGCCTTCGGCTGTTTCATATCAGCGTAGTCGGCCAGGCCCTTCTCGACCGCCTCGGCGGCTTCGCCAACGGACATAGCCGCGACATCGCCTTTTTCGTAGCCGTGGCCGGCGTGGGCGCAGTCCTGATTGAATTTAATCGTTCTTGGCACTGCGTTTTCCCTTCTTTACGACCGGCACCCGAGCCTTGTCCATCGCGATCACCTGGCGGCCCGTGGCGTCGTCGATTTCAACAATCTCGCCGACGTCGTGATGCTTGCCCGCGATAGCGACCGCGCGCGTGATTTCAATTTTCATATGAGTTCCTTCGGAAAAAGGGACGGCACCCACAATGAGCGCCGCCCCCGTTTTCGTCGTTAGCACCTATGTCTAGGTGGTGGTGTAGTCGAGACAAGCCGCGAAGCTCTGCGCGTGGCGAATAACCACATCCAGGTCTTGATGAACCAAAATACGGATGTTGCCTTGCGGGCCACCC